CCGACAAGGGTGAAAAACTTGCCAAAATATCGCAATAAAAAAACCCAAGTTGATGGAATTGTGTTTGCGTCTAAAAAAGAGGCTGACCGGTATTTGGTTTTAAAATCTGAGGAAAAACGAAACAAAATACAAAACCTGGAATTGCAAAAAACTTACCGGCTGCTTGTAAATGGCAGATTGGTCTGTAAGTACAATGCTGATTTTGATTATGACACAATGTCAGAGGGAGAACTGGTCCATGTGACTGAGGATGTTAAATCACCTATCACAAAAAAAAATCCAACATACAGAATTAAAGCAAAACTCTTCAGGGCTTGTCAGGGCTATGACATCATGGAGGTATAATGTGGATCATCCCAAAAAATTATACACCACACACCTCAGTCTTTGTGCCGGATATGGAGGAATCGACCTGGGATTGCGAAACATTTTCCCGGATTTGTACACAACAGCTTACTGTGAGATCGAACTTTATGCGATTCAAGTATTACTTAAACGCATGGAAGAAAAACACCTTGATCCGGCTCCTATATACACAAACCTTAAAACCTTCCCTTGGATATCGTTTAGAGGCAGCCTTTCAATTTTATCGGGTGGGTTCCCATGCCAACCTTTCAGCGTCGCAGGA